TTTAAAAAGAGGTGTTACTTACACTAATGGTTTTAACTTTCAATTAGAGCCTGCAACGTGGGAGAATAGTTTTTACGAATATGAATTTAACACAGAAACAATAACGGCTGATGCTGCTTTTGTTGCGTACAAAACTATCACATTTGATACGTTAGATATTCCGGAAAGTGCGGAGTATGTATGGGAAATGAGATTAAAAGAAATGCGAAACGAGGCAGGAAGTAGTATTATTTCTAACTTTAATGTATCTTATTTACTAAGCAATAACTACCTTGAATTTCTTCCGACTGGTGCCGTATCTGGACAAAGTGACATACTTGAATATGGTTCTGATAACGATGATAAATCTTCCACAGTTTTTAGCCTTGATACATATATAGGTGACGGCCCTAGTAAGACAACGGATGGAGGATTAAAGGTTCTTGAATCTGGCACGTATGAAAATAGTAGCAGTTGGGATGTTGGCAACGGATCGGGTTTTAATAACGTCACACAGCTATTAGTAAACGAAGTTATTCGCGGTCAACTCACTCCAAAGCTTCGCATGGTAGATATGCCATTCCAAAATCTATCAGTAGATAATCCTTACCTTCCTCATAAAGTAATAGAATATTCATCTGGTTATTACGTTTTTGAAAGAGGTAGTTTGGATTTAAAAACAGAGATTTGGCAGGGTGATTACTTTAAAATAGAATTAGATGCCTAACTATACAGAAAGAACTGTCTTATCAAAACCTCGCGACTTTAATCAAGTAGCAAACAATGCCGGAAGTGGCGGAGTGGTGAACAACAATGTTACTGAAACGATAAACAATGTAACGGTTACTGGTTCTGCTATCGCTATTTTCAATCAAGAATTTCTTGATACTACATCTAATATTTTAACATGGACACAGAATAGCGGAAAGCTACCCACAACAAATTTAAACGCATCTATTCACGTTTACCAGAATGGACAAAAATTAGTAGATAGCCAATATACTATTACATTACCTGCAACAATTACCATAGATTCAAACAGCCATTACGATGGAAGTAATTACATTGTATTTGCAATAAACATAAACTAATGGAAGAAATAAAGCCAAAAAAAGAAAGAAAGTTTTTAAAAGCCATGGGCGAAATTGCCATGACATTGTTCCGTGAATTGCTTTTAAATGTCGGAAAGAAGATTATAAACAAATCAGGAAATAAACGACAGGGCCTTGTTCTTGCATTTATTATTTTAGCCTCTACCTTTGCCGTTGCCCAATACCCAACTACAGGAAACAAACAACGGCTTGGTTATCAAACGACGGGCGACGGGTTGGTTTTTAGAGGCAGGTCAAATGATACAACCACAATCAAATCAAGCGGATTAAACAACGCTTATCATATTTACGACACTATAAATAATGTGCTATATAGCTATGTTAAAACTAAAGGAGGTTGGGTATTCAATAGCAGTGGTACTGTTATTATAAACAACAATTTTACACAGCCTGTAGATTCATTGTTTTTCAACGTTAATGTACCAACAAACAACGTCGATACTGCAAAAATGCGATGGGATAGTGACTTGGCGACGGTTGTACTTGGATTAAATGATAACGTGCCAAATGAACTTGGATTCAAAAACTTTTGGCTTGTTAAGAATCAAACAGGGTCAACCATTGCCAAAGGTAGCCTTGTATATGCAAATGGCACGGTTGGCGCGAGTGGGAGAATCACTGTTGCGAAATTCATCGCCAACGGCTCAATAGATGCAAAGTATTTATTAGGAATAACTGCACATGATTTGACAGATGGTGAAGACGGTTATGTTATTTCATTTGGCAAAATACGACAAGTTAACACCGATACCTTTGCGGCTGGTGCAATCCTTTACCCTTCGCCAACGGTGGCAGGTGTTTGGACAGACGTTGAACCCGTTGCGCCTAACATTGATATGCCTATTGGATTTTGTATTAATAGTTCGGTAAACAATGGAACAATAGCTATACGTGTAGCATCGGGTTATAAATTATCAGAGCTTCACGACGTTTCTATTTCATCACCCGTGGAAAAATCAAGTTTGTATTATTTAGGTGGATTATGGCGCGATACAACGGCAGCCCTTTTGGTAAGTGATACTGCTTCCATGCTTACAAATTATTTGCGCACGGGCGTGGCGGCATCGACTTATTTACCATTAACAGGTGGAACGTTGACAGGAGCAATAAAAAGACAAGACGATAATTACAATGACAATCCAAATACTTTTTATTATAATATATTAAATTATGGTGCAAGATTAAACAATAATATAAGCACTTCGCCTTCAGCGCAAATAACATTTACGGATAGACCTGGAACATTTGGTTTTCCAGAGGCAGTAAGAACATCTGATATACATTTAATGGTAGCTCGAAGTTGGAATGGCAGTAGTTATGGCAAATATCTTGACACAACTTTGTCCGTTGTGGCAAATCAAGATGGAGGTAGGGTTGGTATAAGTAAATTAAACCCAGCATATAAGTTAGATGTAAATGGCACGCTTGGTGTTTCGGGTCCATCTACCTTTTTAGACCTACAAGGCACCGGTTCTCGCATGGTTGTTGCAGGGTCAGGCGGTTTACTTTCTACGCAAGCCATTCCTACTGGCACTGTTACCTCTGTTGGTGGCACTGGTAGTGTAAATGGTATTACTTTATCAGGCACGGTTACCTCTTCCGGCAATCTTACGCTTGGTGGTACATTGTCTGGTGTTTCCCTTGCTTCACAGGTAACAGGCACTCTACCTATTGCCAACGGTGGTACAGGTGCAACAACAGCCGCAAGCGCAAGAACAGCGTTAGGCGCAACTGTAAGGGGTGCGAATACCTTTTTATTATCTGACTTAGGCGCAATTTCATTTCTTCGTTACAATGCGGACAACACAGTGAGCCAAAGAGGAGCGGATGGAATGAGGAGTGATTTAGGAGGTACAACGATAGGACAATCAATGTTTACTTTAACCAATCCATCTGCAATTACATTTCCAAGGTTTAACGCCGACAATACCATAAGTGCTTTAGATGCTGCAACTTTTAGAACGGCAATCGGCGCAGGAACGGGCAATGGAAACGGAACAGTAACAAGTGTTACGGGAACAACACCTATTTCAGTTGCTACTGGTACAACAACACCTAATATAACCATAGCTAATGCAGGAGCGTCTACTACAGGAGTAGTAACTGCAACTACACAAACATTCGGAGGTGCTAAAACATTTAATGGTACTATAAATGCAGCAAGTGATATAGTAGTTACGGGTATATCTAATTTAAACGGAGGTGCAACTATTGGCACAATGGCTACAACTTCATCACTAACACATGTACTTGGTGTAAATTCAAGTAATGCTATTGGTGAAATAGGTGTAGCAGATGGTATTATATTTTCAAGTGGTTTTTTAGGATTAGATAAAAAATCATCTGTAACAGTTGGTACAGATTTTCCAAATACAAATGCACAATCTTCAAGTGATTTAACTTTTACTTTAACTGGTGTATTGGTTGGACAGCCAGTATTATTAGGAGTTCCAGATGGTTCAGCTCCTGCGAATACTAATTATACTGCATGGGTTTCGGCTGCAAATACTATTAAGATAAGGTTTAATAATTATTCGTCTATTGCCGTAAATCCTGCATCTGGTAGTTTTACAATAACTGTTTTAAACTTGTAACATGAAAACAACAATTTACAACCTCCTTCACATGGGTTATGAAAAAATAGCTTATGCAATATGCTGTGGCTGGGTCTTTTCTTTTTTCATACCGATAAAAGGATTTCTCCTATTTACGGTGGCGGTTGTATTTGCCGACATGGTCACAGGAATAAAGGCTTCAAGAAAGGAAGGGCAAAAGATAAATAGTCGTGGTCTTTACCGAACATCGGAAAAGATCGCTGTATATTTTGTTGGCATCATGATTTTTGAAGCTGCAAAAAATACTTTTAGTTTACCAGTACCTATCACTTATATGGCAAGTTTTCTAATAGCCATGACGGAGTTGTATAGTATTGCTGAAAATATAAGACGAATAACAGGCGTTAATTTAGCGACGCTTGTAACGAGATTTTTTAACCGTTAAAAATAAATAATATGCAAACCAATTTTAAAGAGGCGTTAAAATCAGCCGACACAGCCAAATCACCGCTTGGTGATATTAGTTGCTATGCAATGAACATAGCAGAACTATCTGCAGAAGTCAATGTATTATTAACCGACAATAAGGTTAAATTTACATGGCGCGAATATGTTAAGTTGGCACAAATAATTTGGGATAAGATAAAAGAAACTTCCAGAGAGTGCGGAGGCAAAGAAATTGAAGTGCAATTACCTGCAAAGTTTGGCATCATTGGTGCAGCTTTCGCATTAATTGGTTTTAAATTATAGGCGCAGAAGAATCGCTACCTTAGGCAGCCGAGGGGAGTAGATTAATTTCTATTCCCCTTAAAATATAAAAATATGAAGCCAAATGAATTTTTAGTATGCGTAGATGCGGGTCATGGTGGCCTTGCTAAAGGCATAGGGCCTGATAAATATGTCACCTATCCATCAAAGTGCTTCCAGCATAAACATGGTAAATTTCACGGCTACGGATGGTTTTACGAGGGAGTATTTAACCGCTCCGTTGCCAATTATTTACAACAGTTCCTATTTGATTACGGCTTTCAAGTTAAGCCAGTATATGAGCCAATAAACGACACATCATTAAATAAACGATGTCAGCTTGTAAATAGTTATTCAACACTTGGTAAGGCTTCTATTCTTGTATCCATTCATGGCAATGCAGCAGCATCAACCTCTGCCAGAGGATGGGAAGTGTTTACCTCTCCCGGTGAAACAAGGTCGGATTTACTCGCTACTTTAATAGGCAATGAGGTCAAAGATGCTACGCCGGGTTGGGTGCATAGGCATGATTACTCCGACGGTGATTTAGATAAGGAGGCAAGGTTTCAAATGCTTACATCTACAAAGGTGCCGGCAGTGTTAACGGAGAATGGATTCTTTACCAATTACAATGATGCTGTATTGATGATAGATCGAGAATGGCAGGAGGCGATAGCTAAAGCCCATGCAAAAGGTATTCTTGAATATGCTATTGCGCAAGGCGTGGAGTGGTAACAAAAAAGCCGCAGGATAAAACACCTGCGGCCAAACAAAACACTATTACTCACCACTAACCTATGACTTTAATATTCTTTTAAACATCGTAGATGCTTTTGCTTTTACTTCATCCTTTTCGCTCGTATTGTTTATAATCATAAACAATATAGCTAACATTCTTTCAGGATTCATATACTCTAAAAACTTT